TAAATCTGTTAGTCTTGATAGCATTATTGATGATGATGGTAGATTAATTCAACCTAATAATCCCGTTTGGGAAGAAAAGATGAAGAAATATAGAGATGCTGCTATTGAAGCTGAACAAAAATTTGGTATAAATAGTGTTGAACATCTTATTGCTTTATCTAATAAAGCTAAATTTATTGATATGACTACTATTCATCAGCTTAAACCAATTACAGTTCAAGATGAAGATGGTAATAATGTTACTATTGAATATTCTACTTATATTATAAATCTTGAAAGAAGTCTTCTTGGTCTTAAAAAAGGAGATAATGGTATTCCTAAAGAATTTGCTGAATATAAAAGACTTAATGGTAGAATACGAGATATTTTAAGTCAAGCTACAGATAATGTTACTACACAAAGTCAAGATGAAGAACTTGGACGTATCTATGCTCAAATGGATAGTCTTACTAGTCTTTATGATGAAGATGGTAATAAAAAGATTGGTCATGATTTGAATATAGCTGAAAGACTTCGCGCTTATCAAACTAATATTCGTAAAGTTAAAGAAATGTTTTATGATAAGCAAGCTAAAGAAGGATTTGATTCTAAACTTAAAGAACAACTTTCTATTATTAGTAAATATGAAAGTCAACGTGACGCTAATGGTAATCTTCTTATTAGTATGGAAGAACTTATGAAAGTTCCTGAATATCGTGAAGCTAAAGAATGGATTCGTAAGAATACTAGATATATTCTTGATATTAAAGATATAGGAGATTTAAATTGGGCGTTTGAAGAACTTAAAGATGCTAATAAAGGTAATAGTGTTCTTAATATTGCTATTAAAGAATTTCAAGCTAAAGATGAATTTAATGTAGTTGATGGACGTAAAATACCTGAAGAACGTGCAGCTCTTATAAAAGCTGAAACAGTTAGAAAATATAAATATACTAAAGGTAATGGTATGCCTTATGTTGGTATTATTCGTTCTGCTGAAGATGAACTAAGAATTTATCGTGCTGATTTCTATAAGTATCTTACAAGTAATAAATCTAAGAGCGAAGAAGAAATTAATGTAGGAGAAGCTATTAATAAAATACTTGAAAAATATTTTAATAATGCTACTAGAACTCTTAATACTGCTGATATTAGTCAAGAAGATTTAGAACAACTCAAAACTGGTTTTGAAGTATTTAATGAAATTACTAGAGGAGAAAAGAGTACTGATAAAGCTAAAGCAAAAGGTGTTGCTGAATTTATTGAAAGTGACTGTGATGTTACTTATAATTGGGAGCAATATGAACTTGATAAAAATAGAGCTTTTGCTAAAGGTAAAAAATATTATGATAAGTGGTTAGAAGTATTTAGTGAACAAGTTGAAGAAAATGGAACTATTGCAGAAAGACCTAATCGAACTATTTATGGTATTATTAAACCTAAAGATTTAGATAAATGGACTGATATTGATAAAACTGCTGCAATTAATATTCTTCAAAAAAGAACTAGAGAAACTACTACTCAATATTATTATATGAAAGAAAGAGAAGTTCTTGACAAATATGGTATTGATAGTATTGAATATAAACAATGGTATAGAGATAATCATTATTTTGACCCTTATACTCGTACTATTAAGCCTATTCGTATTTGGACTACTATGCAAATGATTAAAGATGATGGTTCAGCTGTTGTTGGTAATTATGAACCACGTATTAATCAAATGCATATTACTCCTAAAGAAGAACTTATTAATCCAGAATATAGTAGTTTTGTTAATAAGTATAAAGTAGGAACAGGATATGATAATCCTAATTATACTAGTCTTAATGAGTATCAACTTGAACTTATGAATAAAGTAAATGAACTTATGAAAAAGTATTGTTTTACTAATAGTAATAAGCGATATGTTGATATGGGTTATCTTCCAGCTTTACCTAAATCTAAAGATATGACTGTTAAAGATTACTTTGAACAAGCTCTTAGTTTTCTTGGTTGGACAGCCAATGTTCCTAATAATACTAGTTGGAGAAATAATGAAGATTTAACTTTTGATAAAGATTATGATATTCCTAATCCTAGATTAGTTCAGTTAGTTAATAAAGATACTCAACAGTTACCTACTATACCTAAATTTAAAGAGCCTAATGAAAGTGATGAAGAATTTAGTAAACGTAAAGCTGCTGCTATTAAAGCTAGAGATGAAATTATTGAAAAGAATAATAAGATTCATAATGATATTCTTAATCGTAATTGGGAAGAAGTATTTAATAGTTTCTTAATTGAAAGTAATAGATATAATGCTATTAAAACAGTTAAAAATCTTCTTTATACTGCTGACCAAATTATTACTAGTAATACTGCTTATGATATAAATTATAAAGGTAGTATATCTGAAAATAGAGAAGCTAGTGCTGGTGGAGAAATCGAATATAAACAAGAACAACAAACTAGAACTAGTGCACATCTTAGAAGTTTTATACGTCGTCTTGTATTTGAACAATATAAAGATAATAAAATTCCTAATCTAGTTAAACTTGGTTCTCTTGCTCAAAACATTGCTGGTAGTAAATATATGATGATGAACATTACTGGTGGTATTGCTAACGTTCTTACTGGTTCTAGTAATATATTTATGGAACGAGCTGCTGGTGAATATATTAATCTTAAAGATTGGGAAGCTGGTAAATCTGAATGGATTAAAGGAACTGTTAGTTATATGGCTAATATGTATAGTGAAAATAGTAGTACACTTCAAGATGCTATTATTAAACTTAGTCATGTAGTTGATTTTGATAGAGTAACTGAAGTTAGTACTGCTGAAGGTCTTAGAGAAAATATTCGTAGAGTTCGTGGATTACTATTTAGTCCTCAATCTGTTGGTGAACATTATATGCAAAATGTTATGCTATTTGCTATGCTTAAATCTCATAGACTTGTTGATAATGGTAGAGGTGGTTATGATATAATGAGTAAAGAAATGTATCATCGTAAAGCTGAACAAGATGCTCTTATGTCTGTAATAAATACTCCCCGTGGAGGAGAGAACCAAGCTCTACTTGAACAATTCAATAAGTTCATTGATGATGCTAAAGCTGATAATAAAAAACGTGCTAAATATAATCTATTTAAAACTAATCCTATATTTGATTTTGTTAAGACTTATCTTAATGAAGAACAACAAAGAGAATATATAGCTAAACGTAAAGAACTTATTAAGAATATTGATAAAAAGTTTGCTGAACTTCCAGATGTTTATAATCAATTTGAACTTAAAGATGGAATTGCTCAAATAAAATCTGATAGTAAACTTACTCTTAAAGAATATGCTAAATTTATTGATAAAGTTCGTGAAGTAAATAAAAAAGTTCATGGTGTTTATGATAAACTTGGTTCTGCTAATATTGAACAACATTGGTTGGGTGGTATGGTTATGCAATATCATAAACATCTTTATCCCGGTTTTAAGAAACGTTATCGTTGGAATGGTTATTATAATGAAACTCTAGGTACTATTGAAAAAGGTAGTTATACTAGTCTTTATGATTATTTGACTATTCCATTTAAAGAAACTAACGTAGGAGAAATTAATAATGTAAGTGATGTTCTTAAAGCATTCCAAACTTATGGTAAGAATTTACTTTCATTTGCTGTTAATTTTAAACTTAATTATGAACTTCTTCCTGAACATGAAAAAGCAAATATTAGACGTAATTTAGGTGATTTACTTTATGTAGGAGCTGCTATTATTGGAGCAATTGCTATAACTGGTATGGGCGGTGATGATGATGAAAGTATTATGTATAATCTTATGCTTTATCATGCTGACCGTCTTGCTTCTGAAGCTGCTTCATTTACTCCATTTGGTGCTTATGCTGAAGGTAAAAAACTATGGTCTAGTCCTGTTGCTATTGGACAAACTATTAATGACTTACTTGGTACTACTGCTATGGCTGCTAGATTCCTTATTGAAGAAGATTTTACTGAGGAATATACGACTGGTAGATATAAAGGTATGAACAAGTTTGAAGTTATGGCTGTTCGTAATATACCTGTTGTTCGTAGTATTAATCGAGTTCTTGATTTACCTAATAATAATAGTTATTATAAACTTGATGAAAATATACTTAGTATTATACCTTATAAAGATATAGCTAAAGATATATTTGAATAAGCTGGACTTGAATCTAGTAAAAAATAAGGGCTTGCCTATGGTATCACTACCTAGACAAGCCCTTTTACTTTTAACATTAATAACTTAATAATCAAGAACTATTTTTCCATCTTCATTTACAATAACATCTTTATCATTATACATTTCTTTATATAATTGTATAAACTCTGTATAATTACCTCTAAATATATAATTATGATTAATTACATAAACAGATTTACGAGTAGTAGCTTTAATAACATCAAAATTATATAATACATTAAGACCGTTATAAAAAGTTTCTACACTAATACTATATTCATCAATAATATCTTTTTCGGTAAATTTAATTACATTAGAATTAAAATCTATATTTTTACATATATGTATAAATATAGTATTAGCACCTTTATCAAAATATTTCATATTACTAATAAAATCAATATTAATAGTAACAAAATTTCTACAATAATCTTGTCTAGTAATAATATATTTTTTATTATTATCTACAACATTATTTTGATAAACAGTTTTTAAAGTATTATTTATTTCAAAAGGAGATTGAATAATTTTATTAAGTCTTTTTCTAGTTTCTATAACTTTTCTACGAGCTATAAGTTTACTAAGTTTAGTATTAAATTCCATAATATTATCTTAATTAAAACCATCATCATTATTACCAATAACACACATAAGAATAACAAAAACTATAATACCAACAACAAATAGTTTTCCACTATACTTATCCATAGCTTCACTATCACTAATATTATTAGCAACTGCTAATAGTTTAACACCACCAAATATAATTCCAAGAAGAACAATAAATGCAACCATAATTATAATATATTTAAGTTTAATAATAAGATAAAAATAAACCTCAGTAGTAAGACTAGCTTAGCTACCGAGGTTTCAGTCATGCCAACGACTATAAGTTTAAGGATTAGTAGAACGCTCCGCTTCGCTACGCTCAACTCCCCGTAGAGGATGGAATAGACTAGTATTCATTCAATCAATATAATCATTATCATTAATAACTATACTAATATTACTAGCACAACTACCATTCCATCCTCTACGGGGAGTATAGCGAAGAGTGCGTAGCACTCGTAGCGGTTCCAAGCTAATCATCAAATTAAATAAAGCCAGCTCTATTAGAGCCAGCTTTAAGTATAACATATAAACCATTAGTATTAATACTATTTACTTCTTTAGTCCATATTTAGCCCATTGAAGAACAAATCCAAGACCTTCCCAAATTTTATCTTCAGCTTTAATTCGAGCATAATTAGAACCAACATTTAAATCAAAGTTTTCAGGTTTTACACAAGCTGCTTGACCATGAACTTCAAATCCAGTAAGACAAGTAAGAGTAGTATTAGTTGTTTTAGTACCAACTTTTACATTTTCAATACCTTTAATAAATCTTTTAATATCATTCTCTTTAAGAACATCTCCAGCAGGGTCTTCAAGTTTATAATAAGCTTTTTCAAATTCTTTAGCAGGACTCCAAGATTTATATCCATCTGGATAAGTTACTTCATAGCCATCTTCTTCAAAAGAATGATTACCAATTTTATAACCTTTGTCATTTGCTTCACGAGCTGTCATAGGAACAGCTTCAATCATTTTAACTCCAATAAATTTAGCCATAATTTTAAAATTTGATTATTTAACCGTAGTAGTAATTATTACAAATCTATTATCATTAAGTTTAACATCAATTGCTTGAAATTCTCCATATTCAGCATCTTCAACTAAAACAACTTTATCTCCATTGAATTGTTGAAGTTTATCTATAAGTTCTTTAACTGTCATAGTTTATTCTTTTTCAAGTTTGTTAATAATATCTTTAATATAATCACTAGGAAAACTTCCTTCAAGTCGAGCTAATTCTTTTCTTTTATAATCATTATCGACTTTAGTAATGACAGTAGTAGGAAATTTAGTAATTTCTTTTCTTAGAATATCGTCTAGATTTGTATTACGAATATTAAGAGTAATATCACAATTGGCTTCATTAATAGCATCAGTTATATTTTTAATTGCTATTTTACAAGCATCACAACCATCTCTAGTAAAACAATCAATACGTATCATAGCACAATAGCATTATTTTTAACAGCTTCTTTAATAGTATTAGGAACTCTAAGAAGAGTATTCTTAATCATTTCAGTAGTAAGACTATCAGAATATACATAAGTAGCATAAGTTCTCCAACTATCTTTAATTACAACAGCAAACCTATTCGGATTATCAACATTAGTTTGAATATATTCTACTTTAGTATTCTGATATTTCCACATCCAAGCAATAGCATCAGCACACTTAGCACGAGTTATACAATCATGTTCATCAATAAACGCTTCAACAAATATATTATTTGTTTGTCTTGTAGGTTCATCTCCAGTAAGATAATTAATATCATTACGAAGTTCTTCCCAAGTAACAGAATTACTATATCGTTTATATTCTGTATCATCTCGATATATAATACAAGTAGGATATTCAGTAATATTCTTACCAGCAACAGCCTTTTCAAGTATCATATCTTCAAGAATAAGATGGTCAGGAAGATTTTTAAAATTACATTGAACATTAGTACCAAATAAAGCTATATCAATAGCTTCTCTCATAGCTTCTGTTTTATCTTTATCAGCACTTTTATAATAAAATTCAATTTTAACCATAGTATTCGTATAATATAATGGGAATTTATAAAATTAGCTATTTTAAAGCCCCATATTGAACGATAATTATATCGTGATAGATTAATCATAATAACAATTAAAATTCAATGTAGGGCAAAAGAACTGTATCTATGACTATCCTAACAACTTGCGAAGATATTTCCTAATAGTGTAATCGCTTTGCACACCACGTAGAATATCACCATTACAATAAGCAGTAGGAGCATCACTAATACCAGCACTACGCGCTTCTTGTCTACCAGTATCAGTATATAGATTATGCCTAATAAGATTAAACCTACCGGCAAACTCAGGTAGAACAAGAGCTTTGTGAAGCCTTTCTTCAAAAAGTTTACTAACATTACAATCAGGTAAATAAAATAGTATTAACTTTTTCATAGATAAACTTCATCTCCTTTAATTTTAGAATCACTAAAATGACTTTTAAAACTTTCAACACTTCTACACCATAAAGGTTCAAGTCCATCAACTTTATAAATAACAGCAGGAATCCATTCACCTGTATCTGGATGTTTCATTTTAGTAATACTAATAATTATATATTCATTAGACGTTTTATTATGAATATAACGAGCACCAACTTTAAGCTTTAGCTGCTCCTCCTGTTCCTTCTCCAAATCCTTTGTTTCCACGTTCACTTTCTCCTAATTCTTCAATAGATTCAACTTCTTTCCAACTAATACGTTCAGCACTATTAATAATTAATTGACAACATCTATCTTTACCATCACAATTATATGGTGGAGTAGAAACTTTAGCAAGTATGTTAGTCATTGTAGTTCTAACATTATTAAGTTTAAGTCTAGAATTGCCAACCATACTATCAGGTAAATGCATATGTTGTCTAAGTTTATCAACTACTTCAACAAGAGTAGATACAGCATGAACTAAATCTCTAGAAGTACGATTCTTAAAAATAATAAGAAGTTCTCCACGATAACCCCAATCAAGAGTACCAGGAGCATTAGGCATATAAAAGTCAGATTTAGTAAGATTACTTCTAGGACGTAAAGACATTTCATTAGGTTCACCATTAGCATCATTTCCTATATTAAATGCTAAACCTGTATGATAGATAACTCTATCTTTTTCTTCATCATATTCATAGCAAATAGGATAAATATCCATACAAGCATCACCTTCTTTACCATAAGTAGGTAGAATGGGTTGAACCATACAACATTGCTTTACATTTAAAACATCTCCGTTAAGAAGCTTAATCTCTTTCAGTTTAAATACTTTTACTTCCATATATAATTAAATTATTAAATTAAAGAGCTTCTGCAAGTGCAAAAGCATTTTCTATTTTTCTTGATTTATCACCATAACAAATACTATCAAATCGCTTAGTACCTTCAATATTATCTATATTAGAATAATATCCACTAATAGCATTAACTGCACCCCAAGCTGTACCAAGAATATCTCTTTGACCTGGACCATCAAAATAATAATTATAAGTATCAGAAATAACATTCATTTTTCTACTACTTATTTTACTATCAGTTAAAGCTAAACCACTACGATAAGCAATATCTTTAATAGTATGACCTGTATCTTTTAGACGTTGAATTTCATCACTAGTAAGAAGATTTTCTCCAATAAATTGAATTACATCTTCATCAGTAACTTTAATATTAGCAAGTAAATTACAATATTGACCAAATTCTTCAGATTTAATTTTACTAATTCCAAGTATTTCTTGTGCAACAGAAATCTTATTATGAACACTAGTTGTATGTCGAAAACTAACATAATTACTACTAGTACGAATAGCAGCATTAAGAGTATTTTGACAAATAACTCTAATAGGAGTAAATAAAATCTTAACTCCACCACTACCATCATGAGTATTAGTAAATACTAGATAATTTTCAACAGGGTCACCTTTAACAAGAATATTATTAGGAAGTTTAGCACTTACAAATATTCTTTCACCATTTCCCCAAAATCCAGCAGTTTGCCAAATAGCAGAATTTTTACCAATAGCGTCATCAAAGAAATTAAAAGCATCATTATTTTGAACAATAGTATATTTACTTTTAACAACACCTAAAGGAATATTGTAATCAGTACGATAGGTAGCAAAGGCGTTATCACACTTACGATAAATGTCAGTACCAAAAACATGAGCGCCTTCTTTTTGTTCTTTAATAATTCTGTCAAGTTCTTCATCAGTTCCAGTAAGTTTAATAGGCATTTTACCAACTAGTTCACATTTAGCTACATTAAAATTAAGTCCAGCTTTAAGCATAACTTCTTTAGCAGTAGCACAATCTGATACATCAATAGCACCAGAATAAGCCCAAGGTTTACCTTTTACTTTATACATATTATTTATGACTTATACATAACATAACACTTTCAATATCTCTAACAGCTTGATTTTTATTAACACCATAAGTATCCATATACCATTTTATTAATTCTTTTACTTTTTCTTCTAGTTTCATAATTAACAAGATTAGCAGTGTTGACTCCCCTTGGAGGATGAACTTAATTCTATCCTCTACGGGGAGTATAACTAAGTTATTTAATAATAAGACTAGTATTTTCAACAAGTTTAGCTATACTAATATCTCTACCGTCATTAAGAATATTCTTCATAGTAGTTTTATTAATACTACTACTTCTCGTCATTTCATGTTGATGATTAAAGAAAGTATTAAGTAAATCAAAATTAATTTTATTAGCTAAATCACCAATAGGCTTTTCAATTTCAAATTTAACTTTAATACAATCTAAATCATCAAGAGTAAAATAACCTCCAGTTTCTTCTCTAAGTCTAGCAGATTGTTCAGGATATCTTTCAGTAAATTTATTATTAATTTGTTCAAGAAGAACATCTCTACTAAATGAGAAATTACTATCAATCATATCATTATCCCAAAGAGATTGTAAATGTTCAAGAACTAAATCAATAAATATTTGATTAAGATTTTCATCAATCTCAACACATTTACTGTTCTTAGTATAGAGTTTACTATCAACTAAATTAATAACTTTATTACCAGACTTACCTAAATCTCCATAAGTTATAACAGCATCAAGCATAATACTTTTAAGTCTTTCAGCATTATTTTCTTTAGTTTTACGAAGAACAGCTAATCGTTGCTCTTCTTTTTTACAAGATTCAGCTTCAAGATTAAACATAGTATATGCTTTACGATAACTATTAAGTTTAGATTTAAGACTTTCTTGTGTAATAGCAAGACGTTCTTCAAGTTCAGGAGTTAATTCACCTCCATTTTCTTCTAACTCAAGAAATATATCCTCAAGTTCAGTAGTAATGTTATAAATATTTGCCATTATTTTCTACGTTTAGATACATTATAAGCAGAACGATAATAAGTAAAACGGTTATTAAAACCATAAAATCTTCTTCTCATAATTTTAATATTTAAATAGTTAATAATTTATTTATTATTTCTCATTTCTTTATATGCTTCTTCTTCAAGTTCAACAGTAACATCTTCAAGACGAATACCTCTTAAACAAGAACATTCTTCCCATTGAATATTATAATAAGCATTAAGTAACAGTAAATTAGTATTATTAGCATCAACAGCCATAATCCAATTATCAGGAGCTATTTCTATTTCAACACAATCAATAGTTATTGTAGGACGAGGAGTCCATCTAAGTTTATCAATCTCTGAAGTCATATCCAAGTTCCATTAAATTATTTCTAATCATACCAGCTATAAGTCGGGCATTTGGATGAGGAGTACCAGTAGTACCATAATAACGTAAATCAATAATATGGCGCCATTCATTAATAGAATATGTGTAGACACATCTAGTAGCAGTATCAAGAGGAAGAACACCACGAGCATCTTGACGATGCATACCAAATTCATCAATAAGAGCTTTATAATTAAAAAAACTATCATTACAAGAACTAATATAATGATATGCTTTTTGATGTTCTATATTATCATCAATCCAATCAGCAAATAAAGGCTCTTCATTAAAATGTGTAGCAATTTCATCACTCATCCAATGAGGTCTACAAATCGTTCCATCTTCATAAACATAACGAGTTGATTTTTCAGCAATACTATTAGGACTGACACGATTTAGTTCACGAGAAGTACTAATTTGTGTATCAACACAAAAAGTATATCTCATCATATGAAATCCTATTTCAGTATTACGAAAATCTTCAATAGGAACAATATATTTAGATAGATAACCAAATTGTGTTTTATGGTCTAAAACCCAATTACCATTAACAGTTATATAATAAACATGTTTTTCATAATGATAATTAAAACCAATAGTATTAGCATAATTAATAACAATAGTTTCTAAAGTTTTATCACTATCATTAGCTATTATATAATAAGTTCCATGACGAAACATACTCCAATGTTCACTATCTATAAGTCGTTTAATAGTAGCTTCATCATTACCTATTTCTCTACCATAACAAACTCTTGCGCATCTAGCAACATGAGCTTTAGCATCACCTCCTTGTTGCCAAAGTTCAACTTTAGGTTCAATTATTTTCATTTTCTTGATTATTATAAAAATCTTTAACTACATTTCCAAACACACTATAAAAATGTTCTTTAGGTATAATATTAATAGGTTGTATAGAATCAAGCTCTTTAAAAAACTCTTTAAGACCTTTATTTCTAATCCATAAAGTATCATAAGTAGCAGTTATATAATTATCTTTATTCATGTCACAAGCTATAAAACAAGTTTCACTATCAAGCTTATCTATACATTCTTTACATACAATAGCCTCAGCTATTTCTTTACTCTTACTAACATCTTCTTCAACAGAATTTCCAAGTGGAGTATAACCAATAACTTTACCACAACATATACAAACTCTAGCAAGAGCATTTATACCAAAAATAGGATGTAATTTCATACCATATAATCAGTTACAAATTTAAGAACTTTATAGAAAAGACCAACAAGAGTACCAGTATTATCAATAACATAATCATCTTGAGAAATTTTAATTTGTTCACTTTCATGATTATCATTATTAACTCTTCTATCTACTCTAATTATTTTTCCACCATAATATTTAATAGCCATACATTCATCTTCAAATCTAGCATCAGCTATAATACATTGTCCTTTACTGTTTTTTATATCAAATGCTTTATTCATAGTATAACGAATAAAAGCTTCATGCCAAAAATGATTTCTAATAACATTAGTTCCATAATATTGAAGAAGAGCTCTAATTTTAATAGAAACATTATTATTTAAAAGAAGAAGCGTAGATAAATTATCATATTCTAATACAGTATTAATAACACAGTCTATATCTTTAATATTAGTAGAAACAATACCAGTCTTAAAATTATAATAATAATTTTCTTTAATTTCTTGTCTATCTAGAAGCTTACGGTCAATACCACAAAATTCAGATATATCATCTTTGAGTTTATCAGCAAAATGAATAATTATTTCATCATTTTCAACAAACCCATTTTTATGATAAAGAAGCCAAGTATCATAATTAGCTTTCATAATACCATCATGAAGGATATAACTAATCATAGAAGCAACTGTATCTTTACCGCTTCCTTTAAATCCTTTAATACCAACAATAGCAACTTTATTAATACTCATAATAATTTGTTTTTGTTTATCAAGACAAATATAAAAATATAATAGGAATTTACTAGTAATGATGATGCTGAATTTAATATTAAATATCATAGTGAGAATGACGCATTTTAAGGCTCATTATGACACGCAAATCTTATCGTGATAGATTAATCATTCTGATATATAAAATTGAATACAGGCAAAAAGAATCATGTCTACGAGCGTGTCATATACAATTTTACGCCCATGTAAAACAGAAAAGCCTAGCACATCATATTGTGTACTAGGCTTCACCTTATTCAATATCTATATGATAAATAATACAAAAATCATTACGTTCTTCTACAAACTTAACATTAATATTAAAATCATCTTTAGACACAACAAAAGCATTACGCAATCTTGTATCGAGAAGTCTAATAACTCTATTAGGAATATATAACTTAAATCCAGTATTAGCATCTCGAATAATAGGAACACTATTATTAATTCTATTATCATTATACAAAATCACATAAAGTTCATTACTTTTAGTTATATCGTTATATCTAATAGCAAAATTATAACTTTTAGCATCATAATCAGTAAATAAAATAATAGATTTATAATAACAACTAAAATAAGATTTAGTTCTATCAAAATTATTATTTCTAATTATATTATAATCTAGTATCTCCATTTATAACAACAGTTTTAATATGAAATGGAACTCTAGCAACGCCACTTCGTTCGCCATATTCTATATGAACAGTTCTACCAATATAAGATTGAGAATCGAATAAAACTTCTTGTTGAACAATATGACTAACACTTAAACGAGTTTCAAATTTTTCATCATTAATATCATTTTTACAAAGAAGAATAGGTAAATCACGTTTCTTTTCTTTATAAATATCAAAAATTATAAAATCTCCTTCAGCAGCATCTTTAAACTTCTCCATATAATTCGCTCTACGCCTACCATATTGATAATCAGTTTCGGTATTACGAAGTATAAGACCTTCAAAACCTAGATTAATAAATTCATTTCTAGCTTTAATAGCTTTATCATCATTATCAATATATATATTAGGAAGAATAATCAATCGTTCTTTATTATTATAATGTTCTTCAATATTATTAAAAGAAGTAGAACTTTTAATATGATAACGATACATATTTCTATGAGTTTGTCCACCTTCCATCATAATATCATAACACCAAAATTGAAGAAGTTTATTTTGAACACAATTAGTATCTTTAACAAAATGATTAATTTGATTAACAGTATAACCGGGAAGATAAACTTCACCATCAAGTGCTACAAATCCGTTAATCATATCGTCGATAATATTTGTATTAATAGTAGCAAGCAAATAATCTTCAAGATAGCCAAGAGTATGCCAAATAAGACCTTCACGACTTTGGAAACGAAGCCTAACAGGTTTAAACATATCATTTTGAGTATAAGCAGTAATAATACAACGTAGACCATTAATCTTATACTGACCATACATACAACTGACTTTTTTCCAAACATTACCATTATACGTTTTAGCAAGCATTGGAAGTAAAAGATTACTGTTTCCATTACTAAGGTCTTTAGGTAGATAAGTATTTAGAAAATTAAATAGAGTATCATTATCTCCATCCTCCACGGGGGGTAAACCCTGCATATCGCAAAGTTCATTAAGATATGTATATCCTTGTTTAATCTTATCATTATATCTACTTTCAAGTTCTTTTTGACCATCTTTTTGAGTAACAGCATAAACTTCTTTACGAATATTACCTCGAACAAGACCATAAAAAACAGTGATACTATTAGTATCACTGTCAAGTTCAGCCCACCAAACAGTAGGCACACCATTATTATTTCTACGATAAAGTTTATTCATTATGTTCACTTATTTTTAAACCATTAAATGCAAAACTAACAGCTTTATCACCTAGAAGTTTAGCTTTACGCTGAGCAATCGTTTCCTTTTTAGGCTTAATAGCCTTTGCAATACCGGTGCTAACATCAATGGGCTTACCTGTAAAGACATCTTTTGATTGATTAACTCTGCTAACACTTCTAGTGCGTTTCCTTGGTTCTTTACTATAATATCGTATTGGATTTCTTTTCTCGAAATCAAGATTTTTTTCATGTATATCAATAATTCTTTTAATAATAGTATTACGATAATCAATATAACTTTGAGCTTTTTCTGGATGATGTTCTAGAACAAGATAAAGTTTATCAAGAATATATTCAATACTAGAAAGAGTAATACGATAACCATAATTAATAGTTTGTCTAGGACGAGAACCATCAGGATAAATAGTAGTACAATCTAAATCTTTAATATAAGATTCAATTGCATCAGCCATTGTAGATTTATCAATAACATAATTAATATATCTAATATCTCTATCATCTAGCTTTTCTTCATATCCTTTTATTATCATAGATTTTCTTTCTTACATTTATAAATAATAATACGAGTTGGTTTACCTATAAGACAATGATTATATTTAAACCATTCAATAATATCAAATGTAGGATAAGTTTTAGCTATTCCTTCAATAAGAGCATAACCTTCTTGATAATTAAAATTACTATGAATAGTTCCACCATTATCAGTATCAAGTAAGCTAAACTTTTTGATATATTCAACGTCATCATTAGAAGATAGATTAATTTCTCCATAACAATAAATATCTTTTTTATCAATACGTTTATTATCTATATTAAGATATTCCCACTTATCAAGATTTTGTTCATCTTCTTTAGTAATTGGACGCATAACAGTATATGTAATACCAGCTAGACTTTTAGTATGGCAAAGTATTACTTTCTTCCGTATCCCAAGTAAATTCACTTTCTTCTCCATAATTATCTTCTATATATTTAACAACTTGTTGAGTTAATTCATTAATAACATTTGTAGAATAACTACTTCTCAATTCTGCAAAATCTTTAACGCCAAGTTCTTTAGGAATAATAATAGGTATAATATCATAATCATTCTTAAGAATCACAGCTTCCATAAGACCAGTTCTATCATTATCCATAAGGCTAATAAGAAAACCATTTCGATTAAGTTTACTACGAAGCCAATCATATTCAATTTGACGAAGTTTATAAGTTTCATGTGGAATATTAACAACACCAATAGTCTTAGATTCAAGGGTAGACCCCCCGTAGAGGATGGAATGATTAATACTCTTTAGATAACATTCAAGACTTAATCTATCTTTAGTAGATTTAGTTATAATAATAACGTCATAATTATCTAATTCAAGATTAATAACTCCCTCAATAGTATTACTATTAGTTATAAACTTAACTTCAGTTTTCTTATTCCTATTTGGAAAATACAGTTTAACATTAACTATTCCTCTTTTATCTTGTCCAAGAACATATCCATAACATAAATCCGTTTTATCTTTATCGTAAAAATATTTAGGAATAGGATTAGTAGAACGATTAATATAAAATTGGTCAACAGGATAAACAAAATGAGTATTAAGAAAATTAAGATTAACACCAAATTGTCCCCAATACTTAGCATCTAAATTATTCCACGGACGAGTAACAAGTTCAATAATAGGTTTATGATTACGTACATTACTAATAGCCCTAGCAATATTATAATCGTTGTTTTCATCTTTATCTTGTCCATAAATAATATTTCTAAAAGTATAAGCAATATGTTTAAGAACAAATAGAAATTGACTTTTAATAGAAATATCAATTTGCTTATGAACAATTTCAGAGAGTACAGTTGCAACAGCATCTATACAATCTCCCCACCAATATCCAGCAAAATCTCTTCCTTTAAGTTTATTCCTATTATCATATCTAAAACCAAAACTAGGATGAGTATCTTCACGAAAAGGACTAGATATAAATTCTCCTGTATCTATACAATGTTGTATATCTTCAACACTAATTCCAGTATAAGTACTAAAAATAGTAATTTGACTAACTTTAGAGAAAATATAATCTTTAGTTAAAATAGTATTACTAATATTTCTTTTCATAATATTTCTAATTTGACCTTTATCGTGAACATATAAAAAAAGAGGACTAGGTACTAAAATAGTACCCAATCCTCTTACATACAACTATTTAACTAACTTTAATTTTTTAAAATGGCAAATCTTCTGTTGGATTAACAAAAGCACCAGCAGCATCATTACCACCACCAAATGGACTAAAATCTCCACCGCCATTAAATCCACTAACAGAATTTATAGGAGTAGCAGTTTGAACACCAGGCATTACACCAACACCAGGCATAGCAACATTTGGCTGTTTAGCTTGTTCGGCAGATTTTTGATAAACAATACTTTCTTTATAAGGGTCAATATGCAAACTAGGAGCAGATTGTTCTTTATAAAGTTCAATGACTCCATCATTGATAAATGTAGGAAATCCTAAATCACCAAATGAAGATTTACTTCCAACAACAGCACGCCATTTACCATCATTCTTAACGAAACGAAGAAGCTTCATCCAAATAGTAATAGGTTTACCTTTAGCATCATTATAAACAGGCTTACCATTATTGTTAAGTAACTTAACATAATTTTCAAACACAGTCTTATAACCAGCTATAACTTCCTCAGCTTCAACAGGTACATACTGCATATTTTCATCAAAATCTTCAAAAGGCAAAGTAAGAGCATCAATTTCTTCTTCTGTTAAATCACGACCTTTAAGAACAAATACATTATATATATGTTTCATAAAGCGAAAAATGTTATCAACTTTCCAAGCACCTTTACTACCGGGAATAGTTTCAACATTACTTTCAGCAGGAAGAAGGCGTTGAGTTACATAACGACGTTCATTGATATTTTCATGATTACTAGCAAAAGTAAATGTAATATAAGGAATACTCATACCAGCAAATGAAGGCATACCTTGAACATCATCTTTCAGTGTAGCCCAATCAACTTTAACATCTTCAAGATGACCAATAAATAAGCCATTAGCTTTATTACAATCAGTACGTTCATCAAACTTTTTACGAGTTACATCACGTAAATCGTTATTAATACCTCTACCTCTACGTTTTTTAGGAGTTTGTACTTCTGCATTAGCAGTTTGTTCAGCACTTGCTGCAACAGCAGCTTCATTCTTAATTTCTTTTTCTGTCGACATAATTAAAGTAATTAAAAGAATTATTAGATAAAATAAGAGCTGCACCATTAGCAATACTAACAATGCAGCTCTATGTTCAAGATACTATATTTCTAGGACGAAGATTTGATTATTGAGCAGTTTTTTCTTTTTCATCTTTCTTACCGATACGAATAGGTTCTTCATCTTTATATTCGGTAAGCATTGCAATCTTAACAACAATATCTTTATGACCGTTATTAACAACAGCTTCTTGCAAGTTATCAATATCTACTGTATAAACACGATTTTTAGAAGTAGCTTCTTCATCAGTCATATTAGCTTTCAACTGTTTCCAAACATTAGAATCAGTAAAGTTAAGAGTTACACCAATACCAGACAAAGCAGCAGTATTAGCACATTTAGAACCTTTAACTTTAACAACTTCATCACCTTGAATACAGCTAACCAAAAGTTCTTTTTGTTCATCTTCGGTAATACCTTCACGACCAAGAGCAGCTTTCAGTTCTTCATTAGAAGAAGATAAAGCACCTTCAAGAGTTTCTTGGAAATAAGTATTAACATACTTAATCTTATCATTCTTAGTCATACGAACACGAGTAGTACAAGGATTACCATTCTTGTCTAATTCAGCAATACCTTTAGCCAAAGCCCAAATATCAAATTCAGCATGAACAGCCATAGCAGCTTCGGGAGATTCAATATCCAAACCTTGTTCTTCACAGAAAGCAACAACTTCGGGTACTTTATTGATAATAGCATTATCAATATTTGCACAGTTATTAATGAACATTACATATTCACCATGAGCAATGCCGAGAGCTTTAGAAACTTGGGCAGTCATACGGAAACTACCGGGAGTAGAAACAACTACCAATTCAGGTTCTTCACTAACTGCTCTTTGACCAGCATTAACAATACCCATACCAAAACTCAAACCTTTCTTAAAATCTTTCATTTTTCTTTCAATTTAAATGTTAATAATATCAGTCATACGACTGTTTTGTTTAATAATAATTTCTCTAATTTGTTTATGTTATTGAATTTCAGTAATATCAATAATATCTTCATTACTCAAATCAATACCTTGCATAGTCTTTAATTCTTCTGTACTAAGACAGCCCATAATTAAATCATTAGCAATTTCACGAGCACCATAAACAAATGCTCTATGACTTATCATTATTTTAGGATATTTCTTATAAGTATCTTTTTCAAAACATCCAGCAACAATAGCATCTTTATAAGTAAACTCACCAGTAGCAACCATGTTACGTTCTCCAATTTTACGATAAAAACGATAACTAGTAATATAATCAATAGGAATAGCAGGTATTCTATAAACAGGAACTTTACCAGTAGAAGCAATTTGTTTAGCTTCATTAGTATTAGTAGCTATTTCAAACTTACCATTAAGTTGATATTCTTTATATACATTACCATTATAATCTTTATAATATTTAACAGGATAAACATATATATGTTCATGGTCTTTATCTTCTGCATTTTTAGTTTGTGCCTCTTTGGGAGTAAGACACTTAATACAGTCAGATGGAAGTTTATCTTCATCATAAGCATTAAAGCCATCTGTATATTCGTACAGAGCGCGATAATTATCTACTTTTTCCCAACTCACGCTGCCTTTGACAAGTAATGCCTTAATAATGTGAACATCAACACCTGTTTTACCTTGAACTACATGAATATGTTCAATGCAAGTAGAAAATGGAAGTCTAAGGTCTTTAGCTCTCATTGCAATAGCAAGACCATCTTCAACAGACTTAATACCACATTTATCACTACGCATAACACGTTTAATAAATACTTCAAGACTTGCAATTTCAGCTTCACTCATATAATTAAGCTGATATGGAGCAACAGAATGTTGAACACCATGTTGTTTTTCAATACCACTATTACTAACAGTAACAGCAGTATCATTAACTTTAACTTCTTTATCTTCGTCCATTCTATCAAAGAGCGATTTTGATTACACAACAAATGTAACTATTATATTTATACTAGCAAATAATATCATCAAAATTTTGAGCACTAATATCAGACTTAACATTCTGTATAACTTCATGGTTAACTGATAACTTTTCCTTTTTAAGACTTGCTTCCTCAATAGTACCAGCTATATAAAGTTTATGTACTTTAAGTTTTGATTGACTACAATTAATATTATTATAACGATAAATAAGTTCATCTATTGTATCACATAAAGGTGAGGTTAAAATCCATTCGTCTACGTTTGTTTCTAGGCTGTCAGTTGAATTATTTTTTATAGATAATACTCTTAATAAGCCATCATTAAAAGACTTCAAATTCAGCGTGGAAATAGCCTTAGATTTGATTGTTCGAACAGTCCCTTTCTTGCTTCCAGACTTGTACAAAATAGGAATACCATTACTATCAACTAGAACTTTATCTTCAATTTTATCGTGATAATCACCACAAATTTCACCTAATTTATCATTAATATATTTAGTTACAGTAGCAGCATATTCACCTCTCTTACTAATAATAAGAAATCGTTTATCAGGATTATCTTTAATAATCTCAACTATTCTACTTAGCTTAGAAACATTATCAGAACATAATAACATACGTTCACGAACAATATTATAAAAAGTTTTAACTTTTTCAGCAAGAACAAGAGGATTATAACATTCATCAATTTGTTTACTAAAAGGATTAGTCATATCCATATCAGCACTCCACCCATTATATTCAGCTATTTCTGTAATATATTGCATAGCACTACGTCCATCTTGAGTACCATTTCGAGCACATTTAATATTATCAAGATTACCAAATACTTGAATAGTCTGAGTAATAAATTCAGTATATTCATCATAAGTAATAATATCTTCTCGATTAATAAATAGAATTTGCTCTCTGTGTTCCTCTACGGGGAGTAAAGCCCGCATAGCATTAATACCACTAGAACTTATATTATCATTAATAGGAGGAATATTAGTATAAATTTCTTTTAGTTTGGCAGTATCAATAGTATCTTTAGTTATAATCATAAGTTTAAATCTAGCACGATTAAAAACTGTATTACAAGAAAGATTCCATTCATTAACTCCAACAACAATAGAAATATCATAACTATAATTATATCTACTATTAATATAAGTATTAGTAAGAATATTAATAGTATCTATATTTATATTATGATTTTTAAGACTATCAACAATTTCAGTTCTTCTTTTCCAATTATCTGTAACAATAAGTATTTTAATATTATCATTCTTATTTCTCATAAGACTAATAATTCTACTTATAATTTCACAATAATCAACAGGCGGAATACAATTAATAGTTCCAATACCTTTATATTCTTTAGAACCCCATTTATTAATTAGTCTATCATAAGTTTCTTCAACTATATTTCTCATCCAAAATCATCTTCATTAAAAATAGGATTATACATACCACTATATTTTTTAATTTTACTTTTACCTTTACCTTTAGGAGAAATTTTAAGTTTGATAGGATTAATAATCTTCATAGCTTCTTGATAATAAAATTTGAAATTAATATCTCTAAGAGAAATATCTTTATCATCAAGACTATTAATAACTGTTACAACAGAACCAGCTGCCATTCTACTACGAGAACCATTTTCATTATGAACTTTCTCAATAATATAACCTCTATTAGAAACATAAAACCTAACATATCTTTGACAAACAACATGAGTAACTTGTCCATTTTTAATCTTATTTTCTTCTACATGAAATTGTTTACCTACATTTTGAGTAAGACAAAAATCAAGAATATTAGTAGCTTCTTGAAGAGTATCCATTACAGGTTTATTCTTAAGAAAATAGTTTTCAATAGCTTGAGCAACAATAGGCATAGAATAACCTTTAGTTAAATCTAAAGAATACATCATAGGATTAAGAGCACCTTTAGATTCAAGTTTAAGTTTATGAACACCATTTTTAATAACTCTAAATTGGCTAAGATAATTATTTATATCTCTACTAACAAGACAATGATAATAATCAGTATCAAACTTAAGTTTAGTAGTTTGTTCCCACTCATCTTTAATACGATTATAAACATCAATATCTCGTTTATAAAGTTTAATAACAATACCATCTGTATTAGCACTTAACACATGGATATTGTGTAACTCTAATTCCTCAACCAACATTAGCATCATTAACTGCCCATTAATAGTAGTTTTAAGTACAGCTAATCTATCGTAAAGATTACCGTTTTCAAATCCAAGTTTACCATAAACAGAATTAATAACAATCTTTAAAACTAAAGCTAAAGTATCTCTATCAATTCCGTCAACAGTATTTTCATCGCTGTGTTTAACTTCAACTCTCTTATTTTTAAGCCAACCAATAAGATTACAAAAAGCATTAGTATCAAGATGAGCTGGAGCTACTTTATGAGCGGCAATAATACTAGGATACATACTATTAATATCAGCATGAATATAAACATAATCATCGTCATTAAGAACATCGTGTTGACCCCCCGTAGAGGATGGAAATAATTCTCTTCCACTACTCCAAAGTTCAACAGGATTATCTTGACTATGTAAACCTCCAGTTGCAACAGTATAAGTTACATTTCCAATTTTAACTTCTTTACTAAACGCATCTTTATTAACTCTATAAATAGTAGTTTTAAGACATTCATCAAGAAAGTCTTGCATAGGTTTAGTTTTGAATTTAATAAAAGGAAAAATAACTTTTTTAAAACTCATAGCAGTTCTTTCAGTTTTCTTACCTTTCCATTGTTCAGGAGCAAGACCACTAAATTTACTATAAAATTTCTCAAAAAGAATATCAGCAGTTTTACTACGACTAGAATTAAGAACATCTACATCATAAGCTTTACTAATAGCATAACGAGATTTAATTTCTTCTGGATAAAGACGAACTATTTCAGCTACAATAAATACATCATTAAGATTATAATACATCATAGGTTCGATATATTCATCAAGAATAAATCTATCCCATTTATCTACTAGCTTATTAAGCTGACTAATACTCATCCATCTAAGATTAGGAATTTCATCGTATAGTTCAGCTTCTTTTTCATTAATATCAGGAAGTTCATATTCTAGAAGTTCATACCATTGAAGATTAATTGAAGTTTGTTTTAAACCTTTAGGAACAGGTTTACGTTCACCAGTTTTACTATCTACAACTACACTTGCTTTATTAAGAGCAAATATACGCATTACATCAACACCTGTAAATGGTAGTTTATATTTTCTAAGACTATTAAGATAAAAATCAGTTTTAAATTTATCTTTATCATCTTGACTAGAAATAATAGTTTTACTAGTTTCATATAACTTATTAATAAGTTCTTTCGTACTATTCGTACGCATATAAAAACTAAGTAAAGCAGCAATCATAAGATTATCATAATTGAAATTATTAAATCCATACAAGTCAGTACGAATAATATTTCCATTAGAATCCTTATAACATCTAGTTTTATTAATATAATCTATCATAGAAAGTAATTGACTATCATCTGTATATGTTATATAAAAACTATGTTTTTCAACAGTTTTAAGACGAGCCTTAATTTCTTCAACAGATAGTTTTTGAACTAAAGGAATAGGTTTATTATCAGCATTAACACAATCTTTAAATACTTTAAGATAACTATTAATACTAACAAAAGTAACAGAAAAGAAATTTCTTAAAACTTCAACATCATAAGCTATACAATTAATCATTTATATAATTTAATCCATAGTTATTTCTATTTTGATTAACCCAATTAACATCATCAGCAAAACGCTGTTTAAATATATGATAAAGATTATCATCTTTAAATTTAATAAGAGGAGAATAATTACTAAATACATATTTACCGCCAGTAGCCATAAATCTAGGAATTGGATTATCACTAATACTACGATAAGCATCACCAAATATAAATAGATACTTATAATTAATTCTAGCTAATTCTTTCCATAGAATATTACGACATTTATCAATAGCAGTAAGATATGTATTATAATTATTAGAACAAGCACATTTAATACTATAAGTCATATACACATCTTCAGTATTATTACGTCCAGAATATTCATCATAAAGATTACCAATATCAGTAAATAATTGATAATCTTCACAATAATTTCTATCACCTCTAGGAAATAGGAAAACAATATCTCCATGAATACTTCCTCTACCACCTTGTATATATTTACCTGTATTAAATATACGATTTGGACATCTAGCACAATCAAGATATTCGTCAACAGTTTTATTTGCCATAAGATAATACTAATTGATTGCTAGCACGAGAACAAGCAACATACAATCTACGAAGCATTTCATCTCTATTAGTATAAGGATGACCATATTTATCATAAATCATATCGTTAATATCTACAAATACATTTTTATAAGTAGAACCTTGTGCTCTATGAGAAGTAATTGCAAAACCATAATCTAAATCTCTACTAAATAAAATCTTACCATTACTATTCGTAATATTAGAAGCGATAAGATATTTACGTTTAAAATCAAAATATTGTTTCCATTTACTTCCACGTTCAGAACTACTAGCTTTTTTAGCATCATCAATAAGACTAGTCAACTTCTTATAATACATCTGAAATGTATAGTTATCATAATGGTCAATAACAAATAAAGGTTGAGTTATAGCACCACCATGAATAGCTTGAAACTTAATAAGAAATCCTTTAAACTCATAATCATTATCTATTGTATCAACAATATCTTTAACAATATATTCTTCACTATTGTTTATAATAATATCATTAAAAACGTTAACAACAGTAGTATAACTCATTATTAAATCATTACGAGTAATAAGACTTTTATCAGCATCTTGAATAATCATATGTCTTACATGGTTATTCCATTGTGCAACACGATTATTAGTATAAGCTATAATACGATACAAATCAATATTTTTAGTATATTTTTCATCATTAAAACAAGTATCAATTAAATCAGAAAATTCAGTTTGACCACAAACATAAAATCCTTTAGTTTCTTCATTATAATCTTGTCTATTTTTAGATATATAATCAAGAAATCTCCATCCATTCTTATTATCTATATCTTCTCGAAGAAGTTTAAGAAGTTTACTAATAGGATTATTATCTCCTTGTCGTACAACTTCTTTAAGATAATAAGTATTACTAGCAATAAGAAAAGCTTGACTAGTTTTCTCATTAACAGGTGGAAGCTGAGAACTATCACCGAGCATTATAACTTTAATCTGAAGCTTCTTACATTTATTACTAATATACTTAACAAGTTTAGCATTAAGCATAGAAGCTTCATCAATAATTAAAACTTTAAGACCATCTAGTTTATCTTTTCCAACAGGATTAAAGGCAGGATTTTCAGGGTCAAAATTTTCAATATTAACATCAAGTCTAAAACCAAACAATGATTGAATTGTATTAACTTCTTTTCCACCAATAGAATTACTAAGAACTCTACAAGCTTTATGTGTAGGAGCAGCACAACCTATAACACTACCAGACCATTTGCAATTATTAATAACATATTTAATAACAAATGTCTTACCTGTACCTCCAGCACCACAAAGAGCATTAATATATTTCTTCTCATCCCAAGGCTGTGCAAGAAACTCAATAAGTTCATGCACAGCTATTTCTTGGTCTTTAGTAAACTTAATGTTAGTATCTTTTCTATTACTATTAGCAATATTAAGATTACCAATCATTACAATTCGTTGTTTACATCAATAAGATTATTTTTAACTTTATCTTCATATTCTTTCCATTCTTGAAAAGCTAAAATAATAGATTCACTATCACCACGATTATAACATGTAGTAATATGAAACAATTCCTTAGCAAAAGGCATTTTAACAATTTTACCTTTAGCTATAAGTCCAGCAGCAAAAGGAATATAAAATCTAGTATCAACAGTTTTTCTATTTTCACTATCTCTTATAATTTTAATTCTATGATTATATTCATCTAATCGACGAGCATAAACAACTTTCTTTCCTTTAGTTCTGTAACTTTCACCTGTAATGCTATATAGTTTGCCATTGTATTCTACTTTATAAGTACCATCAATATATCTAATAATACCTTCACATTTAGCAACTATAATAACATATTTATTGACTATTCCTTTCTCTTTGGATTTACCTACAACTCCAAATGAGAATTTAAAGCTAACCATAACATACTACTTTCTTTTAATAGTACGCATACGTTTATCAACAGCACGAGTAATACCTTTAAAAGTATTATCCTCTGCAAACTTAGCTTTACGAGCAGCCTTTTTAGCAGCTTTCTTAGCAGCAATCTCTTCATCACGTTCTTTTTGTTGTTGAACAACATCAACATGTTCAAGATAATAACCGCAATAATGAGTAAGAAAATCAATCTTACCACTAGTTCCATTACCAATAGAACTATTCTTAGCTACTTTAATAACTTTACTAGCAGGATTGATTCTAATAACAGCGCCAACATTATTAAGTTGACGAACAACAGAAACTTCATCATACTTTTTCATAAGTACTTTACATTTTTAAAGATTAATAAAACAATTATATTTAATAGTTAAAACTATAATAAATTCAATAATAGTTAGATTAGTAGAGCCACTACGCTACGCTCCGTGGCGACCCCCCGTAGAGGATGGAAGCAAGCTAGTCATCAACTTTCGCTTTAATACTATCATTAAGTTTATTAAGTTTATCAATAAAATGTTCAAGAACTTCTTTATTATATTCACTATCATTAATAATAAATTCAATATTACGATGAAATTCTATATCTTTAATTTGAAGTTTATTAATATCTATATTAATTCGTTCAATCTTTTTATATAGACTAAATACTTCATAAATAAGATATAAAATACATCCAATACAAATTCCAAGAACATATTGAGTAACATTTTCAATCATAAAAATAACGATAAAGTTTACGAATAAGTTCAAATCTAGTATCAGTAATATTATAGATTTTAAATGCTTTAGCAACAAAATCAAAATCACCATATTTAAGTAAAGCATCTATATAATCTTTAATATCACTAAGCCACATAATAGCACTAACAGAATATCTATCACTATCAGTATTAGTAATATATTGACCAATGCCTTTAGCAATAGTATCAGCAGTTATATCATTAATAATAAACTTATCAGTAAACCAATTATCTTTTATATACTGTTTATCAGTATATTTATCACGAAAGGTTTTAGATAGTTTATTACATAAATCAATATAAGAACGAGCAGCAGTTCTATTATTATGATTAACAAATTGAACATCTTTAACTTTAAGAGTTAAGTTCATACCACATTCAATAATACGAACTTTAATTTGTTTTTTATCTTCATTAATATATAGAACAATAGCAAGTTTATCTTTCCAATAACCAGTATTCAAAGTAACTATATCATAAAGTTTAACTTTAAATCCAGATGTAATAGTACCATCAATTTGTTTATAAGTAATATAATTCATAATAAAACTGTATTAAATTTTTAGTTTAACATTTATTAGCTAGTTCTTTTGCCTTGTATTGAACTCAATATTAATCGTGATAGATTAATCAGATTATATATGAAAATTCAACAGAGGGCAAAAGAATCATATCTGTAAATGTATTATGAACGTAAATAGCTAGTCATTTGTAGTAGGCTCATTATTCTGTTCATTATTCTTATCATCACGTTTAAGACGTTCTTTAAGAATATGTTCAGATACAGAACCAAGTTTACATTCACTAACACAACGACTAACACCTTTAGCATGAGTTACAGCATATACAATAGGATAATTAATATATTTATTATTACCTACTGTACGTTCGATTTTAGTAATTCCAACTTCGGTTACAATACCAACACAAACACCAAGCTTAGTTTGATTATGATATTGATAAGTATATTCCATATAAACTACTTGTCCTTTTTTAAACTTAGCTTGTTCTTCAATGTATCTATCTAATAGACCATCAAAAATAAAAGAATCATAATTATCCATTTTAATTATATATTTAAAGTTAATAATATACATACTAAAAAGCCTAGCACTATCTTCACAGACAATACTAGGCAAATCTACAAATATGAAATCATATAAACGAAATGTTTGACATAAACATCATTATTACTAATTTCACAATCAATAATAACATTATTAACACCAAAATAAATATGACATATAACACTTGGACTATGATAAATATTAATAGCACTATCTTCACAGACTGTACTATTACAAAACATACAATTTTAGAAATTAAAACGGATAATAGCAATATCATAGTTTCGGAGTTCAATTCCTCCATCATCAGCAAGTGAAATAACACTACTATCTTCACAGACAGTAGCATTAGAAATACAATCAAAAACTTATGTGGGATTATTTAGCAGATTTATTTGCTTTTCTACGTTTAAGTTCAGCATAAATTTCATCATCACTAACATTCTTAAACTTATTCTCCTGTTTATTATTATCAACAGATTGATTAACCATTTTAATCATTTCCTTATATTTTGCATTAGAAGTATCAATAATATGTTGAGCAATCAAATAATTAATTTTAGTATTAGCGTTAACAATATTAATAATCATATCTTTAGCATATTTAGGAAAAACAGCAAGAATAGGTTTAAGAATATCTTTATCTTCAATTATACTATCCCAACGATTAATAAGCCAATCAAGTTCAAATCCATCTTCAGTAGCAAGTTTAATAATATCTTCTTGAGTTTTACCAAAATCATTAATATATTCTTGTTCTTTAAGAACATATATAAATAAAGCTAAACCTCTAACATATTGGTCTGGAGATAAACCTTTATCTTTAATATCATTAATGAATTTATTAATAAGTTTGCAATCTTCTTTATATTTACAGATATCACAAGTAATACTATTACAAGATTCACCAAAAACTTCATTAAGAATAACTTTAATATTAATATTTTCCATAATTTTATTTATTTAATCATAATAACCAAAAACATCATTTTCAGGGTCAACAATAGGACTATCATCAACTATTGGTTCCCAAGCAATATCGTCAAAATCTTGACTTAGACATTCTGCATGAATTTCAACACCTTCAACATTATTATTGAAATATGTATCATCTTCAACAAAATAAATATCAGTTCTTTCCATATCTTTATATATAAAATAAACTCCGAGTAGAGGATGATTATCATCAACTAGTTAACTATAACAAACTCAATAAACAAAATGGATAAAAATGGCAAGAATATGAGAATTAGCTTTAATAAGCTCAACAGCACTATCCATCCTCTACGGGGAGTCTATACTACAAACTTAACTAGCTTCAGAATCTTTATTCTTTTTATGAAGTTCAGTTTCAGTATCAATCATAATACTAATAACTCGTTGACTATCACTAGCAACATCAGCATGAGCTTTAACTAAAGCATCAATGAATAAATCATCTGTATATCTATATTCTCTACGAAGACCACCATCAGCAGTAACTCTAAACTTATTCCATAAGAAGTCAACATAAGCACCTTTAGCATTATATATTCTTCCATCATCTTCAAGAGTATGAAGAATATTAAGAGAAGTATGGCGTCTAAATGCAGCATTGAATTTAACAATACAAACTACATCAAGAATATGTTGAGGAACATTAATTCCAACAGGAACACCATGTTTATCAGTCTTAGCATCTTTAAAATCATTATCTTCATTAGCTTGACTAACAACAGTAGTTTGTTCTTCCTGTTTACGAACTTTACTTTGTTTCTTCTTCCTAGCTTTATTCTTAGGCTGAACAGTTTCACTACTAACAACAGCATTAACTTGTGTATCTTCTTCAGGAACAACAAGTTTACCCTCTTGTTTAGCTTCTTCTAAACTTTCAGCCATAGTTTTCTTTCTAGGCTTAGATTGAACATTACTAGTAACATTATCAAAATTTACCATAACACTTATAAGTTTAAGATTAATATTATTATCAGTAGCAATATTACTCTACTGAACAACATGACAAATATAATAATTAAATATAATACTCCAAATATATTATAATTTATTTATACTATAATTCTAACTAATAATCAATAGCTATATTAAAATAACTAAAATAGTTATAGCAATAGGAATTAACTTACAACGAGTATAATAAATATCAATAATATCAAGAGTATCATTAGTATAAAGAGAATCAGTAATATCAAGAATATTAAGAATATCATTAGTAATACCACCAGTAATATTAGCATGACTAGTATTAATAGTCATTATAATACTGATAGTATTAATAGTGCTATTATTAGCTAGAACTAATGCTATTGGTCATTATGACTAATAGTCTTATTAGACTTGATAATACTGTTAGAGCTAGTCTTAATAACGATTGTATGACTAATCGTCATGACGAACGTCAATGAGATGATAATGATGATGCTATGACTGAAACTGATAGTGGTATAACTAATGGTTATGAAGATATAACGAGAAGTTATAGGAAAGAAAGAGAAGGAGTTGGAACTAATACTAACAACGATGATATAACTAGAGGTTATAACTAATGGTTATGAAGATATAACTAAAGGTTATAATGAACGAGAATGAGAGAGATTAAACAATAGGTTTAGATTGATTAGGAATAGGATGTGGAGAAGGAAGTTTGGTATTGAAAGGAATACCAGCAGGATTAGTTTTTTCAGCATGACCATCTCCACACCCATCTCCACATTTATCACTTCCACAATCACTCTCATCTCCACATTCAACCTCAATTTGACCCTATTTGAACCACATCCAACTCCACCATTTCATTCTCCACGAAATCCACATTCATCACTTTCATCTCCACATACTCTTTCTCCACATTCAATACCTCTAGTCACCTCTAATTTCACCTCTATAACTTTTTGTTATGAGAGTAAATCTCCATGACCAATATCAGTATAATAAAATGTTATGAGAGTAAATCTCCATGATTAATATCAATATCAGCACCCACCACGACAGTCATACCAACATCATCTTGTTTCACAAGATGAGTTGTTTTAAGTTCACTAATATAACTAGTCTTAATGATATGAATCAGCAAAAATAATTACAATATTATATCTATATCTAGCCTGTTATATATATATATATATACTTACCAGTATATATATATAACAGGCTATATATAGATAAAATAAATCTTGACAGTTATATTAAACCATCAGTTTCAGTTTCATCATCATATTTATCGTCATAAGCATTAATACAAATAATACCACATTCATGATTATCAATACAATCATCAATAATACGAACGATACTTTTTAGATTAATAGCAATAGCTAATCTACATTTATCAATACTATCATATACTTGTTTGATATCATTAGCACTACCATTAGTTGTTAAATTAGTAATAACAAGAGGATGTTTAATATCATCAAGACTAAGTTTAATAAGTTCAACAGAAGTTATAGAATTATCATTCTCAACTTCAATAGTAGTAATAATACGATGTACTTTCATAATGTTTAATATTAGGATAAGATTTATCAGAACTTGCAGCTAGTTCATGACTGATAAGTCTTATCAGACTGTTAAGTTCGTTTGCTGCAATATATTTAATGTTGATAATGAGCATTTCCATGTTGAACACTAGCAGCACCATCAACAAAACTATTGTTGATAACATCAGTGCTACTAACCCGAAGGTTAGTAGCACCATGTTCATTAGAACGGTACATCGTTATCGTTCATTACAGTAGCAACAAAACTAGCTGCTTTAGCTTTAGCCTCACGCTTGGCAGCAATGGCAGCACGAGCGTCCTCCATAATCTGCTTGATAAGTACATTATATGCACCAACAAGAACAGGGTCAGCAGGCTGTTCGATACCTACAATATGATATACATATCTATCATAATCCACAACATTGTAAAGATTATCTTTGCGAGTAAACGGATTACAGTCTTGTACACCAGCAGGTACAAACTGGCAAAGAACTTTGATAGCAATACCAGTCAGATACATACTAGCAAAACCAGCTTCAGCAGCTTCGCTAACATAGTTGACAAATCTACCGTAGAACTTGTCTTTGCGCATTACAAGCAGTATCTGATTGAATGGCATCTGAATAGCACCAAGCATACCCATTCGATGTGTACCATCAGGCATACTTTGAGCACCTTTGACAGGACTAGTAATAGTAACAAACGCATTAAGATAAGAATTGCCATTACGACCTGTACGTTCTTGACAGTCAATATTAGTAATGACAGTAGTCATTACATAACTATGACCATCAGTACAGATGCGTTTAACAACATCATCAATGGTTTCCACTTGCGCAGAATTTTGGTTATCTGTATCAACAGTAGGTTGAACAGGTTGGCTAGCACTAGTAGTTGGATTAACTACATTAACATTCTCGGGAGCAGCAGCACCTTGTGCAGCTTGTGCAAAATCTTTAACGTCTGGCATGACTATTAAGTATTTAATTACGCTAATCAGTAGCATTACTGACAGTTGTTTCGTTTCAACTGCAAAGTATTTAATGTTGATAATGAGCAACATCATCTAGTAGAGATTAATCTCTACTAAGATAACTAACAATAGCCGATAGTATTCCAAATACAACAGCAGTAATTTGTTCATCACTAGTTGGCTCTACTTTCAATGCTAGTATGATAGCTGGCATCATCAGTATGATTGCAACTAACAGTAATGGCTTGTTTGTTCTCATAATGATTGGTATTAATAGTTAGTAATGTAATGAGATGAATAATCTCAATATATTTAATGTTGATAATGAGCAGGATTATCATTAACTCTATCAACTTTAGGCGGGGGTAGTCAATCAAGTTTAGTATGACCGGGGGTTATACTCACTAGCCTCACTATCACACTAATAAACTTAATTACCATTATTACTTTTACTATCACTCTCATCATCTTATTCATTCTCATTCTCATCATCTTTTATCATCATTTAATTACTATTATCTTTACTATATTATTCATTATTATTATCTTCGTTATTACTTTCTCTTAGAACTTGACGGGGGTGTCCAAGATGAACTTAATGACCCACCCTTATACTCACTAGCCTCGTCAAAACACCAACATACACTATTTTCACTCTAATTATTACCATTACTATCATTTTCACTATCACTCTCATTATAACT